ATGGTGTTAACAATTATAGAAGATGAATTAACTGGTGAACCTAAAACTATTGTTGAAAATATACGAGATATATCAAAGGTTGCATTCGACAGAGATGCTGTTAAAGATGATAAATCAGATGCAGAAGCTGGTGCAATTATTAACTATATGTCAAAGCGTAAAGCTAAACGTGAGTTTGGTGAAGATGTTTGTAATATGTGTGTAGGTAAAATTTTACCATCACAGTGGTCAATCCCTGAAGATAGCGTAGCGTTGATAACATATTATAGAAAAGGGTTTGATGATAACAAAGGTAAAATTGAATACTTTAAATTTTGTGGTGAAAAATGTGTAGCGTATGAAGTATTAAATATGCCGATGATTCCTATATTCAAATTAACAGGTTATATAATTTTCCGTGATAATAAGTTTACATCGGTTGGTATTATTGATCGCATTCGTGACTTACAAATAGGTACCAACTTGGCTTACAGTTCGTTGATAGAACGTTTGAATCGTTCTGTCAAGGCTGGTTACATATGTACAGCCGAATCTATAGAAGGGTTGGAAGATCAAATATCAAAATTATCAAAAGGTGATGTTCCGCTATTTTTATATAAAAACGGTTTTGAAAAACCTACACCAATTGTTGAAGCGTTTATGACAGATGATTTGTCAAACGTTATTAATACTACTACATCGTTGATGTCAAGTGTAATAGGTGTTCCAAACAGTGGTATTCAGGGTATCAAAAATGTTAACACCACTGCAACTGAAGTGCTAGTTCAAGAATCTAATTCAGAATCTAATGTAAGTTGTTTTTATGAATCGTATGAACGTGTATGTAGAAACATATCAACATGTATATTACATTTGTTAACCGAAGGTCAACCTGGTGATTTAACTATAAAACTGGTAAATGGACCAAGTGTTATAACACGTAATGCAAAACGAAGACAAGAGATTAGTTTAATGAGTGCAATGATGGATGATAAAACTAGACCATTATTAGCCAAGTATTATGCTGATTCATTGGACGATGATTTAGGTAAAAATATTAGTGCAAACATTGTTGCCAATCTTGATCCAAGTGTAAAGTTAATTGAAGTCACCCAAGATCCAAATGCCATCCATCAGTTGAAGCAGATGCAACAGCTTACAGATTCTGTTATGCAAGAGCTTGAAACATCTAAAGAAACTATTGAAGGGTTGAGAAAAGAAAACGAAACATTAAACCTTAGCTTACTTGATAATCGCGAAGCGCGTCAGTTAGATATGCAAAAAGCTATTATGCAAAATGAAACAGATACTAATACTAAGCTTGCCGAGCTTGCACTTAAAGATAAAGAGATTGCAAACGACTTCCAAATCAAACAGCAAAATCTTAGACTAGAAGCACAGAAAGAAATAAACAATTCCATAATGGAAAATAACAAAGTAATATATGGTATTTCATCTGATGATGAAGCACCTGATGAAATGGTTCCACAGGGGTAATATATGAAACAACTTAAAGCTTTAATTTATCTTCAAAAAATAGCTATAGATTCACTTGATGGATCTATAACAAAAAACAAGTGGGAAATAATTAAAAATAATGAAAATATTACAAAAGCTATAAATGATTATAATGAAAAATATAATCCTGATATAACTTTTGAAAGTCTAGGCAAATTAATAGGGATAAAATAATGAGTTTAGATGTAGGCTTCATGCGCAATATAAGAAACAATTCATATAATAAAACTATGAAACGTTATCTTATGCTTCAAGCACCTGGTAAATATTTAGTTAATGGTAAAGTAGAATCTTACATACCATCAACACCATATCTTACAACATCTAAAACAGGTAAGCCAACAAAACATTTACCATGCCCTGAATGGGCACCATATGAAAGTGAATTTCGTAAAGGCGTGTATCCAACATCTACAGCGTTTGAACGAATTGTTTACAACCCTATGATGAAATCATTAAATTATAAATTTAGAAACGGTTCTAAAACTTATTCAAGACCTATGTCACGAGACTTGTGGAACGATTTTATAACTAGTTCAAGCCTTGGTAAATATTATAATAATACATTGAAGATACATGGACGTTTGGCAATAAGAAAAGGTAAACTTAAAAAATGGGATGCTAGTACCAAAACTCCAAAACTTGTTAATGCATAATATAATTATTAAAATTATACCCATATTCTATAAGTACAAGATGAAACTCATCATCTATAAAAATATAAGAGGTGTTTATAATGTTAGATGCGATCTCAGAAAAAGATCAAGATACAAGTAGTGATTCTAGTGAAGGCATATTCGAGGCTGATAAAAGTTCAGCGGTTGAAAGCTCAAACGAAAGTCAAAAGGATGTCACCGAAACATCAGGTGATATTTTTGTAAAACAACCTACTGAAGCAACCAAGGGTGAAACCAAAGTTGATGATGGTCCAGGTTTGCAAGAACCTGTAAAGCAAGAATCCAAAAAGGTTTACACACAGCAAGAGAAAATTGATCATGCCTTTGCTGAAGTGAAAGCAAAAAGTCAAAAGAAAATTCAATCTTTGGAAACAGAAATTGAAGCACTTAAAAAACAGATAACAAAACCGCTTCCAAAAAAGGAAGAGTTTAAAACTGAAGATGAGTACTTTGATGCACGTGCTGAAGTAGGTGCTGCGAAAGTTTCGCTTACGTCACGAGAGAAAGAATTGGAAGCCGAGCAGAAAGATCTTAATGCGCAAAAAGCGCAAGCTAGATTTGAAGCTCAATATACAACACCTGAAATGCAACAACGTTTCCAAGAAGCTTGGAGCATTGGTTCGCAAAATGGTGCTATACGTGCTATACATGATGACAGCGTTGTTGGATCATTTTTAAGCGATAGTGATATATCACCCAAAATGATAGAACATTTTTGTAGAAAGCCTGAAGCCTTAAAAGCGATTCTTGATATACAGAATGAAAGTCGCAAACAGATGGAATTATATTCGCTTGAACAGCGGATGAAAAATTTTCTTCGTAGTAAAAATGTACAAAATCCTAGCATACAAAGTAAACCTACATCAAACAATGTAGCACCTGTTAAAGCAAAGATTCCAATATTAGGTTCGCAACAAAAAGCAACATCTAATAAAGGTTCTGCAAGTGACTTTGCAAGCGATGAAGAAGTATTCAATTTTATACGTGGAAGATAATTTACAAACTTTTTCCAAATGAGGTTGCCTTATGGCAAACACTATTATTACTTCAAAAGCTATTAAAGTATTTTTAGCTGATATGATTCAATCAATGCCCTATGTGATAGGAGCATCTAAATCCCACTTTTCTGATCAGTTAACTGGCAAGAAAAATGGTAGGGATTATTACTTTGTGCTTCGTGATGCTGGAAATCCGACCGATGGGTTGGCTGTATCCGCTTCAGACGATGCAACAATTGTAGAAAAACAAGTCAAGTTAACTGTTAAACATAAAAAGTCAATAGTTGAACTTGATGTATTGCAAGCGATAGTTGATCTTGGTGACTTCAAAACTGAAGTTGCTGATACTTATGCTGTTAAACTTGGTACAAAAATTCAGTCTGATATAATTGATGCCAACATATATAAAGCAACTGTGGCAACTTTTCCTAAAGCTGGTTCCAATTCTTGGAGTGCTTTAACTAAAGCTGGTGCTCATTTACGTGCTACGCGTAATGGTGCTAAATTAACTGGTTATTTATCGTCTGATGCGTCTGCCAACTTAACTGTTGATGCGTTAAATGGTTTCCATTTTGCACCTTCAACTGTTGGTGAGAAACTTTATGGTGAAAATTCCATAGGTAAATTTGGTGGTGTTGAGTATACGGAAGTCACAGACTTGCCTATATTAACAGTGCCTACAGCGTCTGCTATATCTGGAATTTCAGCCGTATCTGCAACATCAACTGATGGTGTGGGAACTTTGTATGTGTCTGCTCCTGCTGGAAACACTGCAACACTTCCTGCTGGCTTGCCATTACAATTATCAAATGCTTACGCTTGTAATTCAGTTGGTTCCGAAACGAAAACTAAATTTAGTTTCATATTGCAATCGGCTGTCACTTTGAATGGAACAGCTCTGATTCCAGCAACTGTACAGTCAATTATAGCCGAAGATATAGGTGCGCGTAACATTTACATTTCTGGTGTGAATGCTGCTAGTGCTGTGTCTGGTGCTTTAACTTGTCCGTTATCTGCTGGTGTTGAATATGATGTTGCTCAAGTACGTTGCAACGATGTGATGAACTGGGACAACGTTCCTCTTGCTGATTTATCTAGTGGAAAATCTTCTAGTACTTCAGTAGGTGGTGTAGATATGAAGGTTACTGAACATGGTGACTGGGATAACATGGTCAACAAGACTCGTTGGGATGTCAGCTACATTGCTGGTATTGTTGACGAAAGACTTGTGGTTGATGCTTATTTACCACGTGTTTAATTAATAACAAGCTACAGCAATAATATAAAAGGTATTGCTGTAGCTATTTTTTTATAAGAGGTTACATGTTTACTGTTAAGGATATTATCATTGATGCCTATGATAGAACTGGAATTTTTCCAAATGCAACCGATGGTTTACCTGGTGAATTTGTGACAATGGGTTTAAACCTTTTGAAAGGTTTAATATCGCAATATAACATACGAAATTATTTAACATTTACGCAACAAAAGGTTGCGTTTAATGCTTCATTAGAAACAACGTTTGGAACCGATGATGTAACACGTTCAATAACAAATGATGTTGTTGCAACTAATGCTATCACTATTCAAAAGATATATTTAAAAAATAATATAAATGGTGACAATGCATTAGAAATGAAGTTCATGCCTTTTCAAGAATTTGATAAATGTTCTGTTAATATACCTGTATATGCTTACAGACAAATTAATGATTTACAATTTATAATAAATTTTAAGTCACCCTATGTTGGACGTTCTGTAGTTGCTTATTATAATGAGAAGATTGTTGTAACATTGAATGCTGAATATGCAATAGCTGATGAATATAAAGAATTATATATACTTGGACTATGTGATAAATTATTAACATATTATCCTCGTAAAGATGATGCTATGAAGCAATATATAACTGCTGAATTAGCATCTGCTATATCAAATATAACAGCTAAAAATGCTGCTTCTAGATTAATAATAGCTAATAAATA